CTCCACGACCGCTGCATCATACCCCCAAAACCTGTAGCAGTAGACTTAGCATCAGCCAAGTTAATATCCATTTGCTTAGAGTTAATTTCGTTTTCTAATTGTTGAAGTTTTATTTTAATCTGACCTTTTTCTTCTTCTGAAGTGTGGACACTGTCAATAACTTTACCGACAGTGTCTACTAAAGATCCGCCTAATAATTTAGATAACATTGATTAGATGTATTGAGCAGCTATCCAACCGATTACTACACCGATTACAAGCCATTTTTTCTTTGGGTGTTTATCCCAAAGGTCCTTAATCCATTTTTTCATTAGAATACTCCTTCGAATTTGAGTCCTTTAGAGGCTATTCCGTATCCCTTTTTTTTCTTTGTATCTTCTGGGACAGAACCTACTGGCACTATTTTTCCATAAGGAATATTCATACCTTGTGATTTAGGTCCTTTTTTAGGAGGAATAGTTTTTGTTAATCGCTTAGTCATTAGTGTAATGTTAAACTATTTTCTTCTGTTTTCAACCTACTAATTTGAGTAGTTATGTAGGTATCTGCTACATACTCTCCAAAGGCATCTACCATTGCTTCGCGACTCATACTTAGCATTACTTGAGCTAATTCAACAAGATCAACACCTTTTTCTGCTTGATCTTGAATAAAGTCTCTTGTTTCATCTATTATTTTTTGAACTCTTGCTTCGGTTTTTTTATCAATCATACTCATAATGTAGTTTGGTCTAGGCATTTTTTCTACTATTGTTTTCTATTATTTTGATTAGAGGCATCTCTTCTCGCTTGGTTTAAAGTTTGATTTGTCATCTTGTCATACTGAACTTCAGCACGTTTATCTGCAATATCATAATCTTTTTGAATTCTTGCTTGATCAATTGCGTTTTTTTGTTGAAGTTTCTGTGCATCTAATTGCAGTTTTGCTTGATCAACTTGCGCATCCATCTGATCTTTTTGTGCGTCTTGCTGTAACTCCTGTTGTTTTAACTGAACAACAGGATCTGGTTGACCTCCTCCAGATAGTTGTTGTGAAGTTTGTTTTAATTCAATCATAAATTGAGCTTCCAGTTTTGCGATAACAGGATCTAATTGATCTTGTGGAACTTGACCTTGCTGTGCTAAGAACATCGCCTGTTCTTTTGCTTTAAGAGAAACATGCTCTAAAATATGTTTTTGTAATTTCATTGCCATTGGAGGATTACCTAAAATCATTTGATTTGTTCCAAAGATTAAGTGATTTTGAATATGTGCATCGTGATCTTGTCCCTCGTATGCTTTTAATAAATTGCCATCTAATAAATCAGCGTGCTCCATTGCTGGATCTTTTGGTTCAACAGGAGTATCTTTTCTTAACATCTGATCTACGTCTTTAACACCTAAAGCCTCATACATTCTTCTGTACGCCTCTTTCATGTTATGTAAGTCAGGAGCGCTTTGAGCTAACTGTAATTCAGTTTGAGCTAAGGTCACTCTCTGAGTCATAGAAAAAATATTAGGATCAGAGACTGGTAGTACATCTACTTGCTCACTAAAGTCTTCTGCTTTAATAGTTCTGTCTGCACCCTGAACAGCGTAAGGATATGTCTCAGGAAGGTAATCTCCGAATACTTTGAATAATAATTTAAATTCTTTTTTCTGAGAGTAATATGATCTCTTGTGGATAGCGGACATAACTTTTGATCCTCTCTCCAGTAAAGCCATTGTTGTACCGACAGGAGCGTTTTGATTAGCATCGCCTACCTGTAAATCAGTGATAGCTGCAAATCTCTGACCTGACTGCACTACAAACCCTAATAAACTATATAAAGTTTGAGAGGGCTCTTTATAAGGCAGAGGCATTAAAGCATTTCGAAGATCACCATTAGGTGCATCTATATCTCTAAATTCACCTGGTTGAATAGGCTCCGCATCATCTCTAATTTTTAATCCTCTTGATTTAAAACCAGCGGGTAAGTTTGACAATGATCCCGCATCAATTAACTGACGAAGAATTGATGTGGCTGCTCTAGAAAGAGATCCAATAACATGTAGTAAACCAAAACCATAGAAACCTAATCCTGGTAAAAATTTATAATGAACAAAGTACTGCTTCTTCATTTTCTTCGGATCATCTTTTTCATAGTTTCTACGAATACCTACAATCTCACTGGATCCATCCTCAATGGTTACAATGTAAGGTATTTTAATTCCTGTGGTCTCACCAGTTTCATCCATATCCTCAAAACCTTCAATATCTAATGAAACATGAAACTCATATAAACGAACATACTTGTCTCTGTCGTTTTCTTTTACCCCTTCAATCTCGTCATACTTCCTTTGAACTTCACTGGGATTTACTTTATCGGGTTCAAGTTCAATATCTTTATAAAAACCTGAGACCTGCTTTTTTCTAAAATCATTGTAACTCATATTTACAATTTGACAGATACGATCACAGCTATCTAAATCAGATGCCATGTAGTTCACGACTAAGTCTTCGGCTGGAACAAACTTTGATACCGCTCGATCCATTAACTCGTCGTAATAAATTTTTTTAAATGTGCTACCAGCGAGAGGGAGATAAAATAACATTTGATCATACTCAGGTGTGAAGTCTTCCATTTTATTCATTAACTGATAATTCATGTATTCTTGAACACGCTGTGCTCTCGCATACTTATCAGGAGTTTCTTCTCCCATCACCACAGTTCGAACAGGTCCACTTGATGGTAGTAACTCTTTGTAGGCGGATGCCTGAAACTGAGTGGCACTCTCCGCTAATAGCGGATGGGTAACACCACTCGCACCTGTAAATGGTCGAGTGCGTCTTTCGTATTTAATTCCTAATAAATCTAATCCCTTAATATAAGCTTCCTCCCAATCTTTACGAGAGGCGCGATCACTTTCCAGATCATCTAATAGCTCTGAGGATATTCTTCCTAGGAGTCGGTCATCTAAAACTTCTGCTAAGTTGGAATAGAACTCTACTTCATCGGGAAGCTTGGACAGCGGATCGAAGTCGAGAGTTGCTCCTCCCTCTTCATCCATTTCAATCTCTAGTCCTTCGGGAGTCGGGATTGGTTGACCATCAATCTCTACTTCAGTTTCCGATTTGATAATCTCTAATTCAGGTTTCTCTCCTGTTTGATATAAACCTTTGTCGGTATTAGTTGCCATAATTTATTTTTCCAATAACAGTATTTATATCAACTAACCCATCATTTACAAGTGATCGTCTTTGAGGAATACTTATACTACCGCCTTGGGCTTTCTTTGTTGGTGGCGTGCCTTTAATATTTGAAGTCTTGCTCGATCGAATAGTTCCATCGGACTCGGTTTTGAGTTTTTGGTCGAGGACTTCTTGGGCTGCCGTTCCATAATCTTTTGGTACACTTCTAACTCCTAATGCTGTATATAAACCTTGTTCAAGGTACCATCTAATCGCTTGAGTGTCACGAACTGATTTTCCTATTAAATTGGATAAATCTGTCATGTATTTATCAAATACAATTTTAAACTCTTTTGTAGGACTCCCTGTGTTCTCCATAACAGTTCCATCCTTATTACTAAGTATCTTACCATCTTTATCTCTGACATACATACTTCCACCCATTAATCTATTCATGCCTCTAATATTCCACATATCAGTAACGTTATTATCATCGACTCCATAAAGGTTTGCCATAAACTCTCCTATCTTAGGTCCGAAGGCTCTATGTCCAGAATAATATTCCTCCATTCTAACTCCTTTTGATGGACCTAAGTTGCCATATTCTTTTCTAAAATCTTGAATATCTCTTCCTTGCACTTCTGAATGCATAAATTCTAAAAAAGCAGGAAGTCCGTTTTTTTGAATATAATTATTAGCTAAATTTAACTGTTTAGCTAGGTTAGAACCTCTTACTGTCCAACCACTACCAGTTTTTGGATTTGTTAAAGGTATTTGCCCTGTGTCTGCAAAAATATCAGCAACCTGTAACCCCACTTTAAAGTCCAACCCAACATTTACTCCTGAGGACGCAATGGCTGTTGTAAAAAGTAGTAAATCTTTTAAGTCAGGATTATTTGCAAACTTTGGATTTATTTTTGGAGCAATCTCCATTGCTTCTCTGACACCTTCATCATACCATCCTTCTCCTGTAACCTCTTGCTGTAATTGATAATTAATTTCTTGTAAGCCCTCATCCAGCATTGCTTTATAATCTTTTTCATTAAAGATATCTCTCTTTTTTCCTGAGTCTAAATACTCAAGAACATCTGGAATTTTTACTTTTGTATCTTTTAACTTTGCAGCATTAGAAACAAATTCTGGTCCGCTAAGTATCTGAGCGTTATTTTGATTTACTCTATCTATCTTGGGAGTAACATCTGTCTTCTTTTCTTCCGCTGTCATAATGAAATCAGAAGGATCTCGTTTAGATTCTGTAAAACCTACGTCTTCTACTTTTGTTTTCTCTTCAGGAACATCAGGCGTGATTAAGGGCTCAGGTTTTGTTGTTGTCTCTGGTGTTGATAAAATTTGATCTAAAGGAGTCTCGGAAGGAAGAGTAATATTTTTGTTTAACTCTTCATTAAATTTTCTCTCCGCGTCTATCTGTTCTTGATCGGGAGCGTAAACTTCTCCTGAGGGAGTTGTTTGCATTTCACTAATAATGCTCGCCGCAGGCGAACTCGCAAAATTTATCAGAGTATCATATACATCATCTAAAGTTATATTGCCAAGTGATAATTGGTTTTGAATCTCACCAGCTTGTTGTGATCCCAAAGTGCCCACGAGCAGCGATCCGAGAATCTTAGGATTCTGTAAAGCCTTGAGGGCTATCGGTCTTGCTACGTTGAAAATCATTAATCACCTTCCACTGTCCGCGGTTCGCTGTTCATATCATCCTGAACAATTAGACCGCGATCCTGTTGAATGCCTAGCTTATCATAGTTTTGTAAAACTTTAATTAATTCTTCTTTGCTCATACTATCGAGAGAGTTCTCCGCTTGCGCTTTATTATCGTAGAAGCCTGCCACCCGACCGCGGTTCACCTCTGCATTAACGGCAGCAGAGTAGTGCTTACCCTCGAGTGCCGCTTCGCGGATATCTTTCAGCGATGAGAGGTGCGATGCCATCGAAACGCCAGCCGTCTCATACAAATCTTGTTTTAATTCGTTAACTGCCTCCGCAACAAAGGGGCTTATCTGAGGATTAAGTAATTCGTGGGCAGTCTGTCTTGCCCTATCCTTCGAGTATCCCGCTTGGCGTGCCGCCTCCGCCGCAGATATTTTACCTGTCAGCGTTCCCTGAACATAGTTTGTCACAAACAGCATTTGCTTGGGGGTTAATTTTTGTTTTAGTCTCCTGTCTTCAGGATTAATTAATTTTTTAGTAGTACTCATATTTGTCATGTCTCACTGGTTCATCAATATCCTCGTCATCATCGTATAATTTGACGAAGTTTCCTTCTCGATATCTTATCAGAGCTAATGTAGTCGCGTCAACTAAGTCATCGTGCTCTCCATAAGGAAAAGACGCGAGTTCCTCTTGTAAATCTAGCGCCCAACTGTCATCGGTCCGCCAAACGTGACCCGCTTCAAAGATAGGGGAGACTGTATTTAAGCGAACATGTTTGTCCATACCGCGGTTCGGGGAAAATGCGGTTGCATAAACGCCAAATCGTCTAAGCTCATGTATCAAGGGTGTCCCTGATGCCTTTGCCTCAATAATTACACTGTCAGGATCAAATTTTTGTAATTGTTGCTTGGCAACCTGCTTTAATTCAGGAAAATCCCACCGACCTTTAGTGGATGCAAGTAATATTAAATGCGTTTCGGGTCCTTCGTCTGGATGAAAGATACCCCAAGTGGTAATTGCAGAGTAGTCAGCGGTTTCTTTTTTAGAAAACGCAGTGTCATAGCTTTGAATAATGAAAGCGCACTCTGGTGGATGAGGTTTTTCCCAAATATTCCACCACTCACGCTTAATAATACTAGTTCCATCATAGGTAGGGTTTTGTTGCCACTGGGCATTCCACTTACTTGGTACTAGAGAAGCTTTAACTTTATCTAATTCATCTAGTTTCCAGTACTGAGGCCAAATAGGTTTACGTTTCTCTTCATCATCATCATCTAAGATAGCAGGAAACTCTATAACTTCCCACTTATCTGCCTTTGGCTCTGCCATTTTCTTGACCAAGTTAGCAGTTAAGTCTTTTTGAGACCACCTTGTCATCACAATTGCAATTGATCCACCAGGTTGTAAACGCTGTCGAGGACCTGAGGTGTACCATTCATAGGCATTCTCCATTGCAGTTGAGGATAATGCATCCTGTTCACTGTGGGGATCGTCAATAATCAATAAATCCGCACCACGACCAGTAATAGCACCACCAACACCAGCCGCAAAATACTCACCACCATGATTTGTTTCCCATCTACCAGCAGCTTGGTTGTCCGTTCGTAGAGTTACATTAGGAAAGATGCGTTTATATTCTTTTGAATTCATTAAGTTACGAATTTTTCTACCAAACCTGACAGCAAGCTCACCTGTGTGCGTTGCCTGAATAATTTTTAATCTAGGATTAAGTCCCATCATCCACGCTGGGAACAGATAACTAGCGAACTCGGACTTTGTGTGTCTTGGGGGCATATTAATAATCAATCTCTGTGCCTTATCTGCTGAAAATTTTTGAAATTGTTCAGAGGTTCTTAGGTGATGTGGTCCCTCTACGAACTCTGGCCATACCGCCTTTACAAAACTCATGAAATTTGCTCTAGCAAATTCTTGTTCTTGCTTTTGACGAAGTAAAACCATCGCCTTTAATTGTTGTGTGTCTAGGTTTTTATAATCCATATGTGAATTTTGTTCCATCAGTGTGAATATGTTGCAAACCTTAACCTACGCGCATATAAAAAGGGGCGGTTTTTTGGGGGGTGGGGTAAATTTTTTTTAATTCTCAGTTTCATTTTCTCTAAGTACCTAAGCCATCGGATCGCGGAAAGCTGAGATTGTTGCATAATCTATATTATAAGAACAGATAAGTATATATTTTTCAACGTTTTTCGCGTTTCGCGGATCGATGTGTCTATATTTAGTGGTCATCATTTAAAATTTCGCGGATCGGTTGCCACGTTTCACCCAGTGAAACATCGGTCAGCGGTGAGTGGTCAGCGTTTTGCTCCAAAAAGTTTAAAAAGATCGATCTGTACAGAAAAATTCTTCTTTCTTTGAGGGAGCGTTGCAAGATAAATAGATTACCAAATATCTGACAGTATTTATGATGGAATGATTTTTGATGCGGTCTTAAGCTTTGTATCAGTTTATCACGTTCACAAACCTTACATTCGATAAACAAAGCGTGTCTATTTTTATTAAATAAAATCATATCTGGAAATCCATTAATAGTAGTTGTTTCAATGCGAATAGGATTAAAATCAGATAGTTTATCCTTCACCATTTTATATAAATTCTTTTCTCTACTCATAAAAAATATAGCGTGACACAATTATTAATATTTTTAATTTAAATTGCAATTATTAGTACTATGAGTTTTTTTAGAAATATTATTAATAATAATAAATTTTCTAAATTTCTCCCCAATTACCTAGTACCAACGCTCAAACCCTTCACACTATCACACTTCTAAAAACTAGTAGTGTGATGGTAAAATGCTATATAACTCAATACTAATAACTCATTCTTCACACTATCACACTTGTTTAAAAATAATTTTCTTTCTTAAAAAATATTTTTTCAAAAAACTTATAGTACTGTGAAGAGTGTGAAGTTCTTATAATAATTTATTTTATAGAATTTAAAATAAACCTTTGTCACCTTTAAAAATAACTTCCACTTTATACTCAGTTTTATTTTCTCTTTTAACTTCTCCGAACTTATATTCACTACTATAAAAACCAGATAGGGCTAAGCAAAGGCTGACTCTAGTTTTTGCATCAGATTTATTTGACGCTTTAATGCACATATTTTGTATTATCATACTAATAATATCGGCGGATCGCTGACAAATTAAAGTTTTTATTTTAAATTAATTTCCGCGTTCCACGCACCGCTGACCGCGAACAAATACACACCAACCATTTTAAAACCTATCTAGAAACGCCTTAAAACGGAAAAAAATCTCGAGAAATGCCTTAAAAACCAACTAATTAATAAAAATAGGCCCTAAAAACACTGATAAATAAGGATAATATTACTTATAATAAATGTAGATAAATTAATATAAATCAGTATATTTTAATTACATGAACACTTTAAATTTCCGAATTCCAAATATGAAAAAAATAGTATTTGGTTTTTTAAATTTTGGTCAGCTAGAGAAAGTTAATGCATTGCAGACACTCGACACCGATACAAAATTTAAATTAGATTTAGTTCAAGCGATTTACATTTAGCATAAGAAAGAAAACTAAAGTTTTAAATCGTGGCATCGGAGCAGTAAGACAGACACCATAGAATAACTTACTGTACGGCAATAGGTCGACCAACCGCAATTAGCTTCCAAACCTAATTGGACAGGACACTGAGATCGAGTTGCCATTAAGAATATTTATTTTTTTTCTTTTATGTATTTTCAATTGCCCTTGCAATTGCTGAGGGCAGTTGTGAATACATACTGTATTCAATATCAAAACATATGGAGAAATAAAAATGTATAAAGCTAATGAAATAACAAAGTCAGACGAAAGAAAAGCAGATCACATCACTACAATTTTTGACAAGATTAACGAACTATTTGAAATTGATAGTGAGTTCGCATCTAACTTTAAAACAAATAAAACTCTTGAACTACTTTTAAGGGTATCCGAAAGAACTTTGGAGCATGAAGCGAGATTTATTGACGTGACTATAAAGAAATACAAAGAGGCGTTAATAAAGAAACAACAAAAACAAACGGAGCAATTCTAATGACTGACAAAGAATTTATGAAAATAGATGATGCACTATTTAATTTAATAGTTAAATATTTCGATATCAATCCATCAGAAGAAAATAATATCGATGCCTATCATGGTTTTAGAAATGATGTCATAGATTTATTTAAAAAATAAGTACTTTTGATTACTCGCTTTGAGTAATCATGAATACTTATCAGTATTCAAATACAAAAACAAACGGAGAAATAAATATGGAAACAATAGAAGAATATTCTGAGACATTCAGAAAAAACGCCTTAGCACATCTCAAAGGAAGAACGATTGCGGATGTGCAAAGAGTCACCGAACACGATGGACTCGGAGATGAATTTGAGGGAACGCTCAAGATAATTTTTTCCGATGGTCATTGGATGTGTCCGAGTGCCGATAGTGAGGGAAACGATGGCGGAGTCTTGTTTACTACTTTTGAAAAAGCGGGGACTCTACTATGACACTAAAGAGAAACAAAAAATCAACAAAAGAAAGTTGGTTTAATACTCATGTAGAAATAATGGGAGTCTCAAAAGAAAGAGAAAAGATTTTAAAAGAAAAAATCTTTAAAGAAGTAGAAAAGAGACTTTCAAAAAATACGGAGAAATCACTATGAGCGATCATGTTTTTGACCTCAAAGATAGCATCGCTAGAACTCAAGCTGAACTCGATCTACTGACCGCTATCCAACAAGTAAATGAAGCGATCCGCCAAGTTAAAAAAGCGGTGGAGCAATACGAAAACACATTTACCGATGACTACAAAAACAGAAATATAAATGACTACAAACCATTTATAGATTTTTATCCTTTCCAAGTAAGTTTATGTGAAGTAAATGAAAATTGGGGAGATATTAACCAAGGTGAATTGAAAGAGGAAAGATGGCAATAACTATGACTGAGTGGAGCAGAGAGCATCATATGAGAAATCATTTAGACGCTTTTAATAATGCTATCGACAAAGGTGTCTTTACTTCTCATTTAGAAAGTTCAACCGATAACCAATATGCAAAAACGAATTTGTATATAAACGATTGGATGTACATGGGAAGTATGACCGATACCGAAGTTAACGGCATCAAAGTTCACTACGATTTATTTAAAAATAAATTGTACCGAAATAAAAAGGCAGTCATTTATCAGATCGGAGAAAGAACATGAACGAGGAAAATGAAACCATTCAAATTATAGATGGGCAGGTCTACTACATTTACGATGATGGAACAATCATTGCGAATGGATCAGCAACAACAATGACTCAATAAGTATTTACAAATGCTCTTCAATGGGCATTTGCCAATACTTAGTATTGGAGAAATATAGGGAGAAATAAATATGACAAATATTAAAAACTACACGCCTAATTTTTGGAAAGTAATGTACGAAAGAAAAGAGACAGAGGCCGTTAAGACAAACGCAGTTTTAACAGAAGAGTCAAAGCAGTTCGCATTCATAATCGATAAACTAAGAAATCGCGATGGATGGGAGACTAACCACTTTCCGCTATTCAATAAAAGGTATTCTCGATGAGTGAACTTATAGCCAAAATAAAAAAGGCGTGTGAGAATTGCATTGAGGATGGAAACAAGGCTATTGAGGAAGTCACCGATGGATCAGAGGATATCTACGAAGGTAGAATAGAATTTGCTAGTCAAATTTTATCTTTAGTCAGTGACAATGAGAAAGAGGTGACCGATGAGTAGATTTACTTACAAAGTATCGGAGACATCTGAGGATACTCGCAATTATAAAATTGAGAGCGATCATCATTTAACTCATGATGAAATTTTAGATTTAGTCGGATCGTGTGATACTCATCCAATGGCTGATCCTTATACCGATGATGGAGCAACAATAACTTTTGTTGATACAGATTTTGGAGAGGACTCTCAGCTTGAAATTAAAGCTGATTGCAGTTGCGATCCGATCAACGAATATCTTTGTTTCGATCATGAGCGAGAAGCGATCAAAGAGAAATATCCAAACGCAGTCTATACCGATCAGTGTACTTGGGAAGTAAACGGAAAGGAAGTTGAACTATGAGTAAGAAAAAACTTGAGGATAGAGCTCTACATCTTACAAAAAATAAAGATGGTGAACTTAAGAGTAGATTTATTTGGGATACAAACCCATTAGACAGTATTAGATCTACTCTTGAGAAAGACCTAAACTTCAATGATGATGAGGATGAAGCTAAATCTATAATTGCTCAACAAGTCACCATGATTTGTTTCCAAAATATAGATGTCTTAGAGTATGCATCTCAAAAATACAATATTGATTGGAAAAAATTACAGTTAGAATTTTATGCCAAACAAGGTTGGATTGAGGGAGAATATATTGATGAGTAAACTATCTGAGCCACAAAAGTTGATCCAAATTACTTTATCGCAAAAGGAAGCATACGCAATTTTATCTGCTTCTCTTAATTACAAAGAACAATTAAGAAAGATAAAAAATGATGGCGATCTTGGAGTCGCTTGGCATTTAATATGGGATGATTGGGAGCATGGTCACAAAAGAATGAACGACCAATATCTCAACCAATTAGAAGAAGAAGAGAATGAGTAATTAAGTATTTATGAATACCTGCTCAGTTGGGTATTCACCAATACTTAAGTATTGGATTACATAAACAATAATAACGGAGAAATAAATATGTCTAATAAAGTAAAAACAGTACTAAACGCTGAGGAACTCTTAACAAAGATTGTTAATGAGAGTAAGCAAAAAGCTGACTACGTTGTCAGAACTGAGGGAATGAGAATGTACGCATCTCAAGATAACGTTTTAAATTTTGATTTGAATACAAACTCCAATGACTCAAATATTTACGCTATTAATAATCATGCACTTGGTCAGATGGCAACGTCTTTTCAAGTTCCGAGACCATACGTTGATCGTATGATGGCAAGTAAGCCTCAGCTGGTCGCGGATAACTTTAATCATTGGTTTAAGAGTTCTGACTCAGCCAAGATGATTAGAACTCATGAATTAAGCGATGGTGCAAAGTTTTTAGTTCGAGCATTTCTTTCCGATAAGTATCGAAGAGTTGATAATGATGAGATTGCATCTACAGTCTTGCCAATACTTCTCGAGCCAAAAAACAATTGGGATATTACGGAGTGTCAAATTACTGACACAAAGTTATATATCAAAGCGATTGCAACCAATCTAATTGATGAAGTTAAAAAAGGTGATGTTGTAAGATACGGCGTAATCATTTCTAATTCAGAAGTTGGAAGCGGTGCGATTAATGTGAAGCCGTTTATTGATCGATGCGTTTGTAATAATGGATTGATTATTGCTGACAATTCTATGAGAGCGACGCATCTCACTTCATCACAAGCTGATGATAAATTGTGGGCTATGCTATCGGATCAAACTAAGACCGATGATAATCGATTACTATTACAGAAAGTTCAAGACGTGGTAGAGCATACCGCAAATAAGGATAACTTTCAAAAACAGGTTGATCGATTAAGAGAGGCGGATGGTATTGTAATTGCCAAACCTAAGGAAGCGGTGAAAGTTTTAAAACAAACTTTTAACTTCACCGAGATGGAGCATGACTCAATTCTAAATAATTTGTTAAATAGAATTGATGAAACTGAGGGAGCAACGACCAAATGGAAGTTAGCAAACGCGGTCACCCATTTAGCCCATGAGACCGAAGACTACGATAGAGGAATTGATTACGAGGTAATCGGAAATAAAATCCTAGATTTACCAAACCAATCTCTATTCGCAGTCGCTTAATGATCGAAGTATTTTTAGTTGTAATTATATTTCAAGTAATCATTAAAATTTTAGGTAAAAAATAATTTTCTTGGAGCGGTATTTCCGCTCCATAGCTTTTGTTCTTTTTATTGAAAAAAAATTCTTTATATAGAAAAAAATAATTTATTACTTTTTTTTTTTTTTTTTTTTTTTTTTTTTTTTTTTTTTTTTTTTTTTTTTTTTTTTTTTTTTTTTTTTTTTTTTTTTTTTTTTTTTTTTTTTTTT